AGCGGCGTGAGGGTGGGCAAGGCGACGGGCGTGATGGACGGGGCGCTGAGTAGCCGGGGGGAGACGGGGGCCGATGGCACGTTGAAGGTGTGGCGGGCCGATGCGGGGGATGACACGATGACCTTTGCGGGGGCAGCGACCACGGGCGGCATTGTGGGCGGGCATATCACCTGCACTGACTATGCGGCGGGCTTCTGGTCCTGCCAGGCGTTCACCCAGAGCGGCGGCGGCGCTGAGGCGACTCCGTTTAGCGCGACGGTGGCATAAGGGAGGGGGCAAGATGTACGCTGAGCGACATGCTGTGACGGTGACGACGGATGCGGATGGGGCCGGGACGGGGTATACGCCGGTGGTGACCGGGAATGTGTTGGCTATCCATTATGTTAAAGCCGATTTTGCCGATGGGGTTGATTTTACGATTACGGCAGAGGCGACGGGAGAGAGCATCTGGGCGCAGGTAAATGTGAATGCGTCGGCATCGGTGGCTCCTCGGCAGGCGACACATTCGACGGCGGGTGTGGCTGCGTTGTATGCGGCGGCAGGTGTGGCGGTGCTGGCGCCGGTGACGGTGGCGGCGGACCGGGTGAAGATTGCGGTGGCGTCCGGCGGGGACACGAAAAGCGGGACGTTTATGTTGATTGTGGGAGGTTAGGATGAAGGTGCGCATGGTGACATTGGCGGCGGGGCCGGACGGGATTTGGCGGCCTGGGGATGTGGTGGATCTACCCACGGCGGAGGCGGTTGCGCTGCTGAATGGCGGCCAGGCGGACCCGGTTAAAGAGGCGGGGGGGCGGGTGGCTGTCCCCCTGCCGCTGGAACGGGAGACGGCCGTTTTGCCCCAGGGGGACAAGGAGACAAGGAGACAAGAAGACAAGGAGCGGGCGGATTGGACTTCGGTGGATCGGGTGTCCCCTGATATGGCGCGGGCGTTGGTGGACCTGGGGATTGTGACGGCTGATGATTTTCTGAATTATCTGTTGATGGTGGGACGGACGGCGCTGTTGGCGGTGCCGGGGATTGGGCCGAAGACGTTGATGGCCTTGACGGATTATGCGGAAGAGGCGGCGGGGGTCTGAGATGGCTGAGTTGATCCAGGTGACGGGGCCTTTATCGGAGCCGGTGACGACTGCGGAGGCGAAGGCGCATCTGCGGGTGGATATTGCGGACGATGACGACCTGATTGAGGTGTTGGTTGGGGCGGCTCGGCGCACGTTTGAGCAGTTGAACGGGCGCTCGCTCTTCACCACAACATGGGCGCTGACATTGGACGGGTGGCCGGGGGATGGGATTGTTGCCCTGCCACGGCCTCCCCTGCAAAGTGTGACCCATATCAAATATTTTGACACGGCGGGGACAGAGTACACGTGGGATGCGGCCAATTATGCGGTGGAGGTGGGGCGGACGCCGGGGCGGGTGTCTCTGGGGTATGGGAAGAGTTGGCCGGGCGAGAATTTGCGGCCTGGCTCTCCGATTGTGGTGACGTATGTGAGCGGATGGACCACGACCGCGGCGATTCCCCAGGAATATAAGGCGGCTATTTTGCTTTTGGTTGGGCATTGGTATGCCAACCGAGAGAATGTGATTACGACCGGGGCGGTGCCCAAGGTGGTGCCGATGGGATTTGAGAGTTTGATGCTTATGGACAGGGTGTGACCATGCTAGCGGGACAGCTGAGGCAGCGGGTGACAATCCAGAAGGATACGCCTACGCAGGATGGGTATGGGCAGCCGGTGGCGAGTTGGGGGACGCATTTGACGCGGTGGGCGAGTGTGGAGCCGCTGACGGGGCGAGAGGCGTTTACGGCGGCGCAGATGCAGAGCACGGTGACAACCCGGATCCGGGTGCGCTGGTCGAGCGGACATGGGATCACGCCAAAGATGCGGGTGAGTTGGGATGGGCGGTTGTTTGAGATTGATTCTGTGGTTGAGGTTGGGAGCGGGCGGGAAGAGTTGCATTTGATGTGTACGGAGGTGCAGGGCTGATGGCCAAGGGCAAGAGCCGGGTGAGCTTGAATCTGAATATTGAGGACATCAAGCGGGCGGTGGCCGGTGGGCTTGAGGATGCTATGTGGGAAGCTGGGCAGGTGGTGGCCGGGGCGATTGTGAGCCGAGCTCCCCGGGACACGGGCGGCCTGGCTGAGAGTGTGTATGTAGCGACGGAGAAGCGGTCGACCTATAAGAGCGCTCCGGCAAACGAGAAGGAGCGCACGGCTCCACAGGGTGGGGTTGTGGTAGGGGCGGCGAAGTTCACGGCTCATTTTATAGAGAGCGGGACTAGCATCACCCCGGCTCGGCCCTTTGTGCGGCCAGCCTTCACCTCCACCAAGGAGCGGGCGGCGCAAGTGGCAACGGAGAAGCTGGCAGAGGCTATCAGATGAGCAACATTGGGGCGGGCATTTATACCAAGTTGACGGGGAATGGGACGGTGGCCGGGCTGGTTTCGGCGCGGGTCTATCCGCTGATTTTGCCGCAGAAGCCGACGTTGCCCGCGGTGGCCTATCAGCAGGTGAGCGACGGGGCCAATGAGGGGACGACGTCGCTGCATGGGCAGTGGTATCAATTTGGCTGTTTTGCCCTGACCTATGCGGGGGCGCAGGCGCTGGCGAATGCGGTGGAGGCGGCTTTGGAAGAGGAGCCGGGGGTGGGGTGGAAGTCTTGCTATCGGATTGGGCGGAATGATGATTACGATGTGGCAACTGATAGCATTCGTGTGACTGTGGACGTTCGTTTTTCTATCTGTTAAGGAGCTTTGAAAATGGCAAAAGAAGATATTATCCTGGGCAAGGGGCAACTGTACTATGCGCCCCTGGCCACGGCCAATCCTGATGAGACGACTGTTGCCTATGGGGGGACCTGGACCTCCTGGACCAGCATGGGCACAACCTTGGAGGCGTTGACGCTGACCATCAGCGAAGATCGCAAGGACATCAAGACGCAGCAAAGCCTGGGGACGTTGCGGCAGTTCCGAACCGGCCGGGGCATCAGCCTTAAGACGGTGTTGGCTGAGATGACCGGGGCCAATCTGGCGCTGATTCACGGGGGGACCAACGCGGACACGGCAGCGGGGGCGGCCCAGAAGGGCTTTTCTCAGGTGACTGTGGGGGATCAGCCGGTGGTGACGGCCTATAAGTGGGCCTTTGAGGGTGTGCGGGTGGGCAGCGATGGCGTTAAGCAGCCGGTGCGCTATTTCTTCCACGCCGGGAGCATTGGGCCGGATGGGGACAGCGCTTTTGACAAGGAAAACCCGACGGGCCTGCCCATCGTGATCACGGTCTTTGAGGACACTTCCCAGGCGGCGGGGTCTGAGTTCATGGTGGTTGAGATTGTCAACGCTGCAATCACAGCCTAAGAGGGGGATCGACCTATGCCTAAGACGACGACGGTGGAATTGGCGGGGAAGTCCTACACTCTGCAACAGAAGCCTATTAAGGCGGCCAAGGCTTGGCGGGATGCGCTGCGGGTGCCCTTTGGGGATTTGGCGGCGACGTTGGAGGCGGCGGATAGAATCGAGTTGACCAACGGGCGGGACCTGGCGGGGCTTGTGCAGAGTCTGTCAGGGACGTTGATCGGGTCGGTGGACATTCTATTGGACCTGTTGTTTGCCTACTCTGACGAGCTGGCCGGGGACCGGGAGCGCATCGAGGCGGAAGCCTATGATGATGGGCGCTGGCCGCGTTCACGGAGGTGCTAAAGCTGGCCTACCCTTTCGGTCAACTGTTGGCGCTGGTGAATGGCCGGTAGGTGATGGGGATATGGTGGAGTTGATGCTGAGTGAGTTTGGCATCTGGGACAAGGCTTTGGGCAGTCGGGCGGGGATGTCTGACTTTCTGATCGACAGCTATATCCGGCGGCGGCGGCATGAGTGGGAGCAACAGGCGGTGCATATCGTCAATGCGCTTTCCAAGGCTATGGCCAGCGGGGACAAGAAGAGCAGCGGGGACCCGTTCCGAGCGTTGGAGCGGTTGGGTGTGAAGGTTCCGAGCGAGTGACAGGTGACGGGGGGACGGCGTGGCGCTGACTTTGGGCAATGCAATCCTATATATGCGGGGCGATTCGACCGGGCTGGATAAGGACCTGGACGGGGCGGCCAAAAAGACGACCGGCTGGGCGTCCAAGTTGGGCGGCTCGGTGGGGAAGTTGGTGGGCGGGTTGGCAGTGGCCGGGGTTGCGGCGGTGGGGGCGGCCATTGTGGGGATTGGGGCGGCGGCCATCGGGGTGCAGGGTGATTTTAAGCTGGCCACGGATGCCATTATCAAGGGCACGGGGGCAAGCGGGGAAGCGCTTAAGGAGATGGACACCATCACCCGGTCGCTCAAGACATCCTCGTCTGGCCTGGGCAAGAGCTACGAAGATATTGGGTCGGTGATTGCCGAGGTCAACACACGGACGGGGGCCACGGGGGAGACCCTGCAAGGTCTCTCGGCTGACATCCTGGACTTTTCCCGGCTGACCGGGGGCGATGGGGTGACGAATACGCAACTCTTTACCCGTGTGATGGGGGATTGGGGCGTGTCGATGGATGATGCGGCGGGCAAGCTGGACCAGATATATGGAGCCGGGCAAGCTTTCGGCATCGGCACGGATGATTTGATGCGCAAGGTGGTGCAGTTTGGGGCACCCTTGCGGCAGATGGGCTTTTCGCTGGAGGATTCCATTGCGCTCTTTGGCAAGTGGGAAAAAGAGGGCGTGAATGCGGAGTTGGTGATTGGGTCCCTGCGGATTGCGGCGGGGGAGTTTGCGCGCACGGGGGTTGACCTGAAGACGGGGTTGGCCGATGTGCAAGAGAGAATCAAAGGGGCGGCCACGGAGAGCGAAGCTCTGAACATTGCCATGGAAACTTTTGGGGCCAGGGCCGGCCCGGACATGGCGGCGGCCATCCGTGAGGGGCGCTTTGAGCTTGATGAGGCAATCGCCGCGTTGCAAGGGACCCAGGGCGGGCTGGCAGATGCGGCGGCGCGCACCATTGGATTCCGGGAGCAGTGGCAGATTGCCATGAGCAGCATGAAAGATGCGCTCTTGCCCCTGGGAGAGAAGATGGGGGAGTTGACGGCCAAGGCCATGCCCTATGTGATTGAAGGGTTCAAGGGGATTGTGGCGGCCACGGTGCCGGTGATTGACTGGCTGGTTAAGGCCGGGGACACGGTGGGCGGGTTGATTGGGTGGTTTAAGGACAAACTGCCCAGCAGCATCGGTGTGAGTACGAAGAGCTTTGGGATAATTGGCGAGTGGGTGCAGACCAATATGCCCCTGATGCGGGCCACGGTGGAGACGGTGTTGAGCGCTATCACTGGATTTTGGGAGCGCAACGGGGACAACATCATGCGGATTGTGACGGCCATGTGGACGGTGGTCAAGTCCATTTTTGATTTGACCCTAAAGAACATCCTTGACGTGGTGAAGCTGGCCATGCAGTTGATCACCGGGGACATGGAAGGTGCCGGGGAGACTATCAAGGGTATCTTTTCGCGCACCTTTGAAACGATTCTGGGCATTGCGGCCACCTGGGGCGGGGCCTTGTGGGATACGCTGACATCGATTGATTGGGGCGGCCTGGGGCTGGCGATTGTGCAGGGGATTGCCAATGGCCTGGCTGGGGCTGGTCACCTCCTGGTTAATGCGGCGCAAGGGGCAGCGCAGGGGGCGGTGGACGGCATAAAGGGCATGTTGGGGATACATAGTCCGAGCCGGGTGATGGCGGCCCAGGTGGGCTTGCCCATGGCCCAGGGCATGATGGAGGGTTTGCGGGCTGGCGTGGAAGATATGCGGCTCTCGCTTGCCCCTATGAATTTGGCCGCGGCGGGGATGGGGGGCGGTACGAATATCAATGTGACCATTCCCCAGACCTTCAACGGGCAAGCGGACGCTGGCGCTGTGAGACGGGCGGCGGCCAATGGGGTTGATTCGGTGCTGGCCATGCGGCGGCAGAGGGGCGGCTGATGGCCTATAAAATACATCAATTTGACGGCTTG